AATGGTTAGAGTTGATGGGGTGGTTGATCCAACCACTGCTGGCCAAGATATTTTCCAAGCGTCTGTGCCCACTTGTACCCAGTCATTGTCTTCGTTTTTGTAGTACATGGGGTTGTTCAATGCCACCGCACTCACTGCATAGTCTCCAACGCTGCCAAATGATGGGATGGGGGTATAATCACCACCAGCAAAGTTCACCACGTTCACAGTATCTGTGATAACCAGTGGAGTTTTTGTGGTAAATGTGGCTGAAGTTTGATTCCATTCTTGCACTCCCCACACCGTGGTAGAAGTATCCAACCAATAAGTTCCGTTGTCGGGATTGCCAGTGGGGCGACTGAGAGTTGCTGTCAATTCAGTCAAGTCAATGTCAACACGTTGAATATAAGCACGATTTGACACGCCCAGTGCAGAGTACGCTGCCAACAAACCGTATTCGTTGAGCTCGTAACCGTTGATGGGAGTACCAGTGGTAGTGCTGTAGAAAAATGGCACGCCAAATGTGGCTGCAAGATCACGTTGACTGGTTATGAGATATGTTTTGTTGGCGTTGGCAGCAGTGGTGCCTGCTGCAATGCCTATACCTGCAGCATCAGCTTTGTTTTGTGCTGTGGCCACAAGAAAATAGGGTACTGTGTTTACCGCGGAAGGGATATATTGACTCTCGTCAATTACTACTACTTCTACGCCAGGTGATGTTAGTGCCATGATTACTTCCTTTTCAAGTTATTGATATTTATAGGCATACCCAAAAAAACCCAGTTTACACTGCCCTTTGGCCAAGGTCCATGCACTAAATACCTGATGAGACCCATATGTCAAGCCTGCAATCAACGGCCATGTGCTGTGAATTACATTAAAGAAGATACAACACATTACCGTAGTCGTTGTGAGACTTGCCAACGTCGAGGACGTGGTATCAAAGCCAGAGAACCTCGTTGGAAATCAGCAGGATACAAGAAAAAACCCGCATGTGATAGATGCGGGTTTCGAGCAAGATTTGCCAGTCAATTGTTGGTGTATCACATTGATGGAGATCTCAACAATGTTGCATTGAGAAATCTCAAAACAATTTGTAAAAATTGTGTAGAAGAAGTGTCACGCACAGAAGTCACTTGGCGGGCGGGTGATCTCGAACCAGACGCTTGACCTGCTGATATAGGTCGTCTAAGGTACCGTTGTTGTCTAACACAACATCAAACTGGGTACCTACCCATGATGTTTCACTAGCATGCACACCCAGTTGCTCTAGTTTGCGTCCACTAAGTGACCAGGTTGAATTGCCGTTGGGTCCACGGTTCACACTCACAGCCGCATCGTACCACTCGGGTTCAGGGCCACGCACCACACGCACTACCATGCCACCGGACTGTTTGATAGCAGCAATTTCGTTGGGGAATCTGCAGTCACTGATCACAACATCGTCTTTTGAATTGCGCAGTTTGTTTTCCAAGCTGGCAATCCAGATGTCGTCGTGGAAGTTCTTACGGCAAACTTCTGTGCCCCACTGCTGTAGAATAAAACGTGGGGTCAAGTGTGGTATGCCCAAGCGTTCTGCCCACCAGGGATCAACTTGTTCACGCCACTCACGGGCCATTTTTGTACGGCCTTCCAGCATGGTTCTGTCCCAACCAAACACCTGTGCCACAGCGTCTTTTAATGTGTTGGCAAAACTTTCTCGTCGGAAGTGATGTAGATTCACAAGATAGTCTGCAATGGTATCTTTGCCTGAGCCAATAAATCCACAAATTCCAATAATCATGCCAATTCCTTGATGTTTAGATGAGCCAAGGTTGCTTGTAGCATGTCAATTTGTCTGCGGCAGTCTTCCAGCGCATGATGGCTGGTAGGTGGCTTAGGCAATCCTGGATACAGCTTATATACCGTTCGTGCATCACAGATCTTATAATATTGCCAAGGCAGGGGTTTGCCATAACTCTTGTAGGCATGCTCCAGGATGTTGGCATCGTATGTGGGACCATTCATCCAGATACGATTGCACTTCCAGCACAGTTTATGAAGTTCGTCCAGGGCTTGGTCTAGTGGGATACGGCCCACCTCATTGAACGCTTCATCCCGTGCGGCTGCAGGTTGTGTGGCCCACCAGTCTATGGTGCCTTGTTCAATGGTGCGGTTTTCTTGGCTTTCAAGATCAACTCGAGCATAGTATTTGTGCTGGTAGTAGCCAGTGCCAAGAGGGTCAAATGCCTGTGCCGCAATGGTTAAAATTGTGGTCTCAGGACCTGTTGCCAAACCTTCGATGTCGATCATTAAGTCCATGCTGTATTATAACAGGAATTTTGATAAAAGTGTGTGCAGTTTAGCCAATAACCCAGGTGATTGGTTGTGACCCATCCACATAGTTTACCAATTGAACAACCAACGCATCCATCTGGGCCTGCGCTTCGGTTTTCATCGCAGTGCCATTCAACGCACTGCCGCCTTGCGGTCCGGCAATGGTGCCAAACTTTTCACGTGCTTCGCCAATGATCATTTTGCAGTTGGCCACCATGTAGTCTCGTAACCATTGTTTTATTTGATGATCACTCAACAGGTTGAATTCAGGTTTCAAGTTGTAGGTCCACAGCAACACAGTTTCTCCGGAGCCTTTGGGGTCACGGATCAGTTGCAGTTTTTTGGTAACTGGATTCCAGGTATAGTTCATGTAGGCGCCAAACATGCGTCCAGCCAGCTCAATGTATTGACTGTAGAAATCATATGTGGCCAGGCCACCTGCCACGTTGAAGTTCATCAAGTACACATTGATACTTGCTTGTGCAAATGGGTCAAAGTTACTTGCAAACGGTCCTGAACTGTCGCCAAATGTTCTGCGGAATATTTGACGCACACTCACAACTTCTTGAGGCAGTTCGTAGATGTTGACATCTTGTACCAACTGCATGAAACTATAACTTTCCTCGTAGGCGTTATTGGCTCGTTGGCGATAGGTGCCAATGGTTTTTTGATAGGCCGCTTCGTAGTGTGAGGGGTCTAGTTCTAGGTCAATGATATCTCCGCCCAACTGAAGCTTGACATATTCTATCAAGTTTTGTTTCAGTGTAGGCAGTGATTGCTGTTGCTGTTCTGGCATCTGGAACTCCGGTTCCTGTATTTATTGAAGTTTTGCTATCGTGTTGGGCAACCATTGAGCAAAATCCACGGGCCACTGGCGTTGCATTTGTGCCAACAGTTGTTGATTGTGTGTGGCCGCTGCGTGACATCTCGCAGCCAATTTGACTTGATCGGAATTTTTTATGTTGTGATAATTTTGTATGTTGAGTTTGACAAATTCTGTGATTTTTCCATGCCCGTACATGGTGTTACTTTGCGTCAAACTGTCATAACTGTGATCTACCACGTCATCTAGTACATCAAACCCCAGTGTTTTCAAATACTCCACAGCATGTTTTGCTGAAAACACAGCCCAAGGTGCTGGCGTTACCAATGCTCTAAATATCTTTTCGCTGAATGCTACAGTGGCATCTCCGGCATAGGTTTCAATTACCAAATTGAGATACGCACCAACCTGTGTTTGCTCAACTGTTAGTGCATGATTTCTAATGGGTATGTGCGGCTGGGTTTGATCAAACCACTCAGCATATTCAGTATTATGCAATTGATTCAGCTGTGTCCAACAATGTGCAAAACTGTGCTGAGCATGTTCAGCAGTGTGCTCATTGCCCTGTGCTCGTGCATTGAAATTCACATGATCCAACTGTTGCACTTGATCAATCCCGCCCGACTGTTTCGTCAATTCTAACAAAATCAACTGTCGCTGACTGTCCAGCCTGTTGACCGAAAAATTAAATCGCCGACTTGGTGTCCAATTTTGATCTGCTGGCACATAACTAAACACTCCAAAGTAACTTGATGGCAACTTCAGAATCTGATAATTGGTAGCAAAGGGCATGTGGTTGTCGGTGACGATTGTGGTGTCAGTATCAAACCACTGATCGGGTGGCAGGCTCCAATCATCTCGGTTGACTCCAAAGTCGTCGGCCAGGCACACAATGACCTTGCGACTGCCGCGCCCCCATGCTCTGGCACTGCCGGGTATTTTTTGATAACCCATGTTCATCAACACACTTGAAAACAAATGCACCATTGCATGCTCATGATACATGCAGTGACTCTGCTGAAATATTTCTCCAAGATCAATGCGATAAAACTCTTGATCAAACATGGTCAAGATCCTTTGACCACTGGAAATATCTTTTGAAATGTGTACTGCTCAGGACAAAATTTACACTGTGCAATGGGATTATCCAATTGAGCAAAAAATTCTTGTTGATAAGTTTCAAAGTTGTCCACGCTCAGTGGCTGATACGAATTTAACAATGCTCTGTCTGCATCAGATATATCCAATGTGTGTTGTTGATCAAACTCGGGCATCAGTGCCACCGGCGCACACTTGTACAACTTGCCGCGTATGAAATGATAACTTTTGAATGTGGCAAATCCACAATTTTGATGTGCAAAAAATGGATCGCTGTTGTGCAATTTAAACACTGGTTGGGTGCTGTTTTGCCAAGACTGAGTTATGGCCGCTGAATGAAACGTGTCGACGTTCATCACCGTTACCACTATGCCATTGCGGTCAACGAACAGATAATCAGAATTCCAAAAATTTTCCGAATGTCCTTTTGGATATATTTGTACTGGTCCTTTGAGGAACCATAGTATATCTTCTTTTAATTTTTCAAACTGATTAGGGTTGTGCAAACTCACACCAATGTGATTGTGCGGACGAGTCTGATGTTCGAAAAACAAAGCATCGTA